CCAGGCGTGCAATTACATTCATGATGCCAAAAAGTTGATGACACTCGATTTCGCTGGAGAGCGAGCCGAGTTCCTCAATCAAGTCAACAACATGCGGATGCACACCGTCAAAAAAGCACTCAAGCGTGGCAACTTCCAAGTGGTCGCACAGCTACTCGATAGCCTGGGGCGTGCCATGGGCGAAGGCAGCGTCGAGGAAGCGGCCAACGCAGCCCCCAACCTCAACATCACGATTGAGGACAAGCGCGGCAGCTGACGCTGCCGCAAAGAAAAGCAGCCGATGGCTGGAACCTCCGGCTGCTAGCTCGTTCTCGTTGCTGAGCGTACCGATAAAAGTACGTTCTGGCCGCTTATGTCACTGGATCAGGTCGAACTCGACTGTTTTGCCATTCACTGTCATTTTGACTACGCGGCGGCAGTCGAACGACCGCCAGCCCTTGGCGATGTCCATACAGCGGACAATGTTTTCGATGGCGGCTGGATCTTTCAGGGCGTGGCCGGTGCCCTTGATCTCGCCGATGTGCTTGGGGTTGAATGTGAGCTGGCGCAGGCTACCGTCGGCCTTGACGAAGTGGACTGACACGAAGTGGCTGCCGGCCGATTCAATGAGGCTGCGGATGCGGTCGCTGGCGCTCCCGCGAGCAGAGACGGAAGTGGAGTCATTCATGGGACTGGGGCGAGGGGCCTAACGGTGTGGCTTTTCCTCTTGTCTACTACAATAAGCCATTCACGCCGGGTTGACAAGCCTCCGGCTGGAGCCCTCGCCGAAAACCCATTCATGGGGTGGATGAACCCCATTCGGGCGTGGAGCAGCTGTGAGTTTCTGACACTTTTGTAGTGCAGGCGTACTAAATCTCCCAAGGTGGGAGGACTGAGGCGTTTGCGAATAGAGAATGGGAACCATTGTCAAGGGGTGGGCAGACACCAGGAAGCCCCAGCCTGGGGGGACTGGGGCGATGATGGGGGACATAACTAGGACATAAAATCGGGACCGGCCGGTCAGAAGGGCGGGTCGATCGCGTCAGCCTGGGAGGCCAAGCGAAACCTAACGACTGGGGCTGTGATCGCCTTGCGAAACTGGGCTAGGGCGGCGCTGTGGGCTTTTGTGGCTTGGATTGCGAGGGTGTGATCATCGGCAGCCATGGCACGGCCGGCAATCAGGTCCAAACGGTGCAGGCTCAGCATGGCTTGACGGTCTAGCTCAGCTGGGGTTGCGGGGTCGCATAAAAGGAAGGATGCAGCGGCAACATAACGCCGAGCCTGCCGCAGGCTCACATTGTGTCGATCGGAGAGGACCTGGGCCGCATAGGCCGAGCCGGCGCCGGTGCTGAGCAGCTCCAGGGCCTCAGCCTCGCGCCTGGCGCGTTCCCTGTCGGTTGATCGGGTCATCGCGCCAACGCCGCCAGCAGACCTAGGCGTTCGGCACGGTTGGCACAATCCAAGCATTCGGTCCAACGGTTGCCGATGGTGTCCGGGTCAGTGCCTCGGGCATACGGAAGCATCGCGGCGACATAGGCCGCACGCGTGGGGAATTCTTCAACCGTTGCGGCACGCCGCAGGATTTCACGGCACGCGGTGCCTATGTCGATCGTGGGGACATCGTGGATCGACCGGGTAACGTCCGCATACGCGGCGTCAGCGGTGCCGACGGCCTCGCGACCTAGCGGTTCCGGTGCCAACCATACGCGCTCTGTTTGCACGTAGTTTCCCAGGCCGTCACGACAGGGAAGGCCTACAGGGTGGGCCGCATAATGTTGGCCGATAATGCGCCAACCGGTGCCGTCTAGACGCCAACGGATCGCATCGTGGGATGGGAGGGTTTCGGTGTGCATGGATCAGTACCGGGAGATCGTGGGGGTTTTCGTTAGGGTTTCGCGGATGCGGCCGTCAGGCAGGATCTCAACGGTGCGCTCTGTTTTGAGCCAGTAGTGGCCGCCCTGGATTGTGCCCGCGAAAACCGCCTGCCGGTCGGTTTCGGTTAGGTTGTCGAGCTGCCGCGGGACGCCATCGGAGCCGATAAAAGCCCAGACCAGGTGCCGGTAGATGTCTTCTGCCAACGTTGCGCGCACCTCTAGAAGTGCGGTGCTAACCCACCCGGGACAGCGGCTGAGACCAGGGTCGTTCCACACCTCAGCTGATACCCGGGCAATTAAGTCTCGATGGGGTGGGCGATCGTAGACGGCGCACGCGTAGATGCTGCGCATCCTGTTGGCAAGTCGGTTTTTGTGGTTCTGTGCTGTTGAGGTTTTCACGGTTAGGCGTCGGGGTGGGGGGTGAGGCCGAGGCGGGCGAGGGTGGCGCCGGTGGTGGCGTAGGGATATTGGGCGGCGAGGGGGCCGCAGAACATCCAGCTGTGGAAGGTGGGCGACCACCAGAGGTTGGAGGGATCGACGCCAACGGAGCGGAGCTGTTCGGCCGTGACGGGAGGGACGGCGCGGTTGTTGAAGTGAGTTTTCACGGGTCACACCTCACCGGTGCGCTCGAAATAGTCGAACACCGCAGGCCAGATTTCGCGGGCCGCGTATTGGCACGCGGTGTAGTCGATCGCATCGGCTGAGATTTCAAGGCGGCGTGCACCCCCGTAAGTTCCGGGGATCAACGGCGCGTTGGAGTGGATGCGGCCGGGGAACGTGCGAAACACGCGGCGCCGGTCGCGGTCGCGGTGCCCCCGGTCGTTCCGCCATGCGCGCACCTCGTCAGCACGGGGATAGCGGGGGTCGAAATAGTCGGCCGCTTCTATGCGCGCCTGGTGCGAGGCGTAGGCCAGTAGATCGGAAATCGTAAGGGTCATACCGCACCTCGGGCGATCGGGGCGGATTGTGCGGGATGGGATGGGCACGCGGTGCGGCCCGCGTCGAATGCGAGCGCGGCCGTTGCGATCAACAGAGCGGACACCGCTAGCGCGGTGCCGTGCAGCGTGGGGATAGAGCGGATCATACGAGGGCGCGACTGGCCACGGATCGGGCCTGATGGTCGCTTGCCTCCCACAATACAGAGGGATGGGCGATTCCGCAATCCGTCCCCCTCGCTTCCCCCGGTCTCACCCATCCCAACCCTGAGACCGGCCCAGCCCTAGCTAGGTTCTCCTGGACTTAGTCCGGTGACTTAGTCCGCCTACTCTGAACCACCTTAAGAAGTGTAACAATACGGCCGCCTCCCCCCTACCGGTTGGCCCTTGCCGGTCTGTTGTCTGGTAGGATAGACAGGTAAACAACGGAGCTCACCCGTGGCCCGCCTCACTTTGCACCGCGTAACCGCTGACTTTAAAGACAGCAGAGAAGCTGACCAATTCTCTACAATTATCGGAGAGAGTTGGACTTGCGAGACTGTAGGGGAAGCGCAGGATCTACTCGACAAACTTAGAATCAAGCGATCCGATCTTTGCAACTTTAAAATCATATCGACAGGCTACGGATTCGACTGAGTTTGTAGCACAAACATACTGCGCTTACCTTAACACTTAAGGGGGCGCAGTTCGGTATATTTAGCGCGTGTGCGGGGCCTAGGGAACCTACTGACAAAATCCCGTTTTTCTCTACTGTTACACACCCACGGGGGTAGGGGTTCGATTCCTGTGATACTGTAAGCTGGTACCCCCCTAAAAAATGACCACCGCCCCCTCACTGCAGCTCCGCTGGGCCCAGGGTGAGGTGTTTTCAAGCCGCAAACGCTTCAGAGTCCTAGTCGCCGGCCGCCGCTTCGGCAAAAGCTACCTCTCTTGCATCGAACTTCTGCGTGGAGCTATAGAACGCCCCGGCGAAACGTTCTTCTACTGCGCCCCGACCTACCGGATGGCGAAGGATATCGCCTGGAAGGCCCTCAAAAAGCTGGTCCCCCGCGCCTGGATCAAGTCCAAAAACGAAACCGACCTCAAACTCGAACTCGTCAACGGCTCCACCATCGAACTCAAGGGCGTCGAGAACGCCATGGCCCTGCGCGGCCGAAGTCTCGCCGGCGTAGTCCTCGACGAAGCCGCCTTCATGTCGTCGGACGTCTGGTTCGAGGTCATCCGCCCGGCCCTCGCCGACAAACAGGGCTGGGCCCTCTTCATCTCCACCCCCGACGGCACCGCCAGCTGGTTCTACGACCTCTGGTGCTATTGCGGCGAAGAAACCGACCCCAACTGGGCCCGCTGGCAATTCACCACCATCCAAGGCGACAACGTCCCGCCCGAAGAAATCGAGGCCGCCCGAGGCCAACTCGACGTTCGCACCTTCCGCCAAGAATTCGAGGCCAGCTTCGAGAACCTCTCCGGCCTCGTCGCCATCTCCTTCTCCGACTCGAACATCGACCCCATCGTCCAAGACCTCCCCATCGTCCCCCTCCTGCTGGGCGTGGACTTCAACATCGACCCCATGTCCGCCGTCTGCGCCGTCAAAAAGGGCACCGACCTCTGGGTATTCGACGAAATCATCATGACCGGCGGCGCCACCACCTGGGATCTCTGCGAAGAAGTCCAACGCCGCTTCGGCGTGGAGCGCCGCATCATCGCCTGCCCCGACCCCACCGGCGGCTCCCGCAAAACCTCCGGCGTTGGAGCCACCGACCACACCATCCTCAAAAAATCCGGCTTCACCGTCTCCAGCCCCCGCTCCCCCTGGAAAATCCGCGACAAAATCACCTGCGTCAACACCGCCCTCCTCGACGCCTCCGGCACCCGCCGCCTCTTTATCCACCCGAGATGTAAAGAATTAATAAAATCCCTTCGAACCCTCACCTACGCCCCCGGCACCGGCCTCCCCAACAAAAATCTGGGCGTGGATCACGCATTCGACGCCCTCGGCTACCTGTGCCTCCAAGTATTCAACCTCGCCAAACCCGAAACCATGCGCACAACCGACTATCGTGTGTGGTAATGGCGGCATTTTCATGGCCCAAAAACCCACCAAAGCGGCCAAAAAGACCGAAAAGGTCATGTCCGAATACAAAGCCGGCACCCTCAAATCCAGCCCGGGCAAAAAAGTAACCAGCCGCCCCCAAGCAATCGCCATCGCCCTCAGCGAAGCCGGCAAATCCCGCCCCAAGAGGAAAAAGTAATGGCCAAACCCGGCCTCTACAGCAACATCGCCGCCAAACGCAAGCGCATAGCCGCCGG